CCATTTTCATCAGCACTTGCTACTTTATCTTGTTTCATTTTTATTTTCATTTGTTTCTCCTTTTTTAAATTTTAAGTATCTTGGGGAAGTTCCACTCTCGCTTTCCTCCCCCAAAAATATATTATCCTAAGATAATTTTGTTATCTATAAATTAAATTATAGATTAGCACCTTCTGTAGTTGGTGCATGAAGTGGATTGCTTTGAGCACCCACAACACCAAAGACAGTACCAGTTCCATGAGTACCTGAAAAATCAAGTACAACTCTGTAGTATCTTTCTGGACCAACATAACCGATACCATAGGCAGCATTACAATCGCCATTAGCATCAATAGTTTGCCAAATACCAGTAGAACCTACAGTTCCACCTGTAACATAATTATTATTTGTTACTGCGGCAAAAGTTGAGTTATCAGAACTATCTTCTAATATAATATCAACTTTGTGAGTTCCACTAAAAGTAATTCCTGGTGCTCCTACATTTACTATTGCCATTGAACTATTAAAACCTTTTGTATCAATACCAGTTGCATTTGTATCTGCATCTTTTACGATAGCATTTAGGGATTCAACAAGTTCAATGTTGTTTTTTAAATCAAACATTTTTTATTCTCCTTATTATTATTAATATTAATTACTGTGTAGTAATTTTAGTTAAAGCCTCATCTAAGATAACTTGACCACCCACTCTTCTTCTTGCAATGTATCTTACATTACCTGAATTAGCTTGTGTGAAAGGATCTCTCATAATTGATAAAAGTGTTCTATCAACAATCATATATCCTCTTCTAAAGTCACCAAATACAACTGAAACACTTCCGTTTGCAACTGTAGGCATATCAGTACACTCAACAATAGGGTGTCCTAAAATATTAGAACCAACACCCATTTGATAAACGCCAGCTTGGAAAACGTATTGTCCTTCTCCATCTTGCATTTTTCTAACTGCCGCAAGAGTTGATCTTGACATAATCCAAGAACCATTTCTCGCATATTCAGCTTTTACATTGTGAGCCGCATTAATCAAATCATCTGCCGCAAGAGCATCATTATTGATTGACGTTTGTGATCTACCAGCACCAAGACCTGTAAGAATACCTTCTGGTTTTCCTACTGAGTTTCCTGATACGAATGCCGCACCTTCTGCTTTTGCAAATTGCTCTGTAAATTCAGAGTTCATTTCTGCTTCTAAATTGAAAACTGAATCTTCAAGTTCCATTTCAGAAATATCAACTAAAGCATACATTTCGTGTGCCGCAATTTCTTCCAAGCCAACTGTGTAACCAGTAGTTTCGCTTCTTGTACCTTCTTCAGCAACCCATTGTGCAGCAAATTCGCCAGTTCTTTTAGGAACTTGAATGCTTCTTTGAGATGTACTTCTGATTCTAGCAAGTGATCTAATTGGAGAATATTCAACTATTCCTTTAATTAGTTCTCTTACATATTCAGGTGGAGCAAGATAACCAGCTGTTGTATCGTTTCCAACAGTTAGAACTTTAATCTCATCTGGAGATAAGTTTTCTTTACCTTTTCTTAACCATTTTTCAAATAACTGAACATGTTTTGATTCAACTTTAGAATCAGTTCCAAATCCTGGTCTTGATATAATAGTTTCTATTTTTTGCATTGCTTCTTTAGATTGCTTTTGTGCTTCCGCTTGGGCTTTCATACTTACTTCCAAGTCAGCAAATTTATCCATATCTTTTTCGATTTTAGATAATTTCGCTTCTGTTACTGGATCAGCAGTACCTTTAGCTTCAACTTGTGAAAGTCTTTCGTCATTCGCTTCTTTGAAAGATTCAAAAGTTTTTCCAAGAGTTTCAACAGCAGATTTTACTTCATTGTTGTCCATAATTGTTTCCTTTTGGTTTTGTTTATTGTTTAATTATATTAGCAACTTTATTTATTAAGTCAGCTAATTGCTTATTGTCATCTCCAGCATCTCGCTGTGATAAAGATTCCGATAATGCTTTCGCACCAATCTTCGCCTCTGTCCGAGAAAGATTTCCTGCTTCACGCAAGATTTTCTCCCACTCTCGAATATTTTTAGCATTCCCTTTTACAGTTTCAATTAAAGCACTTTCATTCATTGGGAAAGTTACTAAACTGATTTCCATAAGATCAACTTCTTTAAGAGTTCTTACTCCTCTCTTATTTTCATTGTATCCTTGTTTATCTGGGTCTGCTCTAAATCCTATTGACATACCATCTAATGCACCCATCTTTAAAAGTTCGTATGCTTCACGACCTTTTTGAGTACCCATAGCTAATTGTCCTTTAACAAATAATCCTTTTGAATCTTCATACATATCTGTAAAGACTCCAATAGGCTCATCTGTTTTATGTTGGTATAACATTTTTACTTTAGATGCTGGTTTGTTTACTAATGATTTAGTAAATGCACCTTTCTGCATAATGTCACTACCTTGATCTTCATTACCAAATATTGAACCATATCCAGTAAATATTCCCTTTTCACTTTCAGCTTTTATTTCTGAATGAAAAGTTAATTTCTTTAATTCTGTATCACATTGGCAAATGCCATCATCTTGGCAAACGCAAACACTTTTTGTAGGTTTTTTCTTTTTAGGTTTATCATATTTATCTTCTTCATCATTATAACTTTTGCCTACTGCTTCTAAATATTCTTCATGCGAACCACAAGGCATATAAAATACATTGCCATCTTCATCAACTCTATGAGTTCCTGTGCAACCTATCTCTCCTGCTCTTGCTTCTGCCGCATCTTCACGATCAAAATGATCTTCTTGTTTTTCTACCATCTCTGGTTTTTTTGCTTTAGACGAGATAACATCTGTCAAAGATTTTATAGCTTCGCCCATTTTTTCAATATCATTCATTGAATATTTCTCCTTTGTTTTATTTTTATATTGAGAATTACATACAGCTAATCTTTGCTCTGTTGTAGGAAATTCATTTGTAGTCTTATCATCTGACATACATCTACCCATGAAGTCCTCTCTCGTTTCTTTATCTTTTGGTTTTAATAATGGCATTATTTTTTCTTTTTATTAATAAAATCCTTTGCCTTTTTTATTATTTTAAATTTATCGTTTGCTTGGCATAAACATATACCAATTATTATTCCTATTATCATATTCATTTTTATCTCCTATAAAAAGTCAGGTGTTATATATATTGCGGCACACCTACAGTTGATTGTTTCTCCAGCAGAACCCATTGGATCTCCAGGATATTTTAGTCTTTCCCCTCCCACTATGAAAGGTTGATCTAAAGCTACTCTCTGTCCTGCGGCAAAAGAATGTGTAATTCTAGTTCTCTCATCTTGAATTGCTACCCACTCTTTAACTGTGCCATTTATTTTCATATTTTCAGCAACAGTTTCATTTGCAAAACCTGCAACTCTATGAACTTCTGTTCTTGATATAAGGTTTGCTCTATATATCCCCATACCTATTACTGTATTTCTTAAAGCTACTCCAGTTTGATCTACTGACAAACCATTAGCATAAGAGTTATCAATTATTTTTGCTAATCTTTTTCTAGTTGTTTCATCTATTTCAGTAACCCAAACACCAGTGTTTAAAGCTACAAATTCTGCTAACTGTTGTTCAAAGTCATCATCAAAGTCTTTAGAAAAAAATCTTCCTAAAGCATAATCTTTAAAAGCATAAGCAACACTTCTATAAAGTGTAGTTAAAATTAATTTTAATTTATCTTTTTGTTTTCTTAACTCTACATCTAGCATTATCTGACTTCTTGTTTGATATGCTATCTCAACTTTGTTTGCAAACTCTTTAAAGTATCTATTTAATACTTTATAATATTGTCGTCTGTAAGGTGTTCTTAATCTTTCTTGTTGATACCAAGTTCTTTCTCTAACACCTTTAAACAATTTTAATTGTTTGCGATTGAAAAACATTATTTACCTAGAGATACACAAGTAATACTTATTCTTCCGCTTGTACCACCAACTCTTAATCCATTTACAAAACTTCCATTAGCAACTACAAATAAATTTTCTGCTCCTGCCGCAATAACTATTCCAGTATTATCTACTGTTGCCGCACTTGCTGTTAAGCTGATATAAGAATCAACTGTTGCTACTACTCTTATTAATCCTGTTGGTACTACTAATGCACTACTTGAAACATTTGAATCTGTTACTGCTTGTGAAGCATTATTTATTACTCTTAATTGTTGTGACATTTTCTTTATTCTCCTTATTATTTTTTATTATATATTTTATTAAAGTTCCTGATGGGTTAAAATCCATTTTCCCTACTGAAACACAACCACTCATAGAAATTAGAAATAAAATTAAAACTACTCTAGTGTAATGTTCTATTGTCCACTCCATAATAATTATCTTCTAATTCTTCAATATTATCCAATATACTATCAGCATCAAAATTAATACTTTTAGTCATACAAATATAAGAAGCATAATGTGCGGCTTCTACTTTTGTTTTAAACTTTCCTATTCTTACTACTACTTCGCACTCATCTTTATTTTTTAATTTTTCTATAAATAATTTTGTCTGCTTAATTGCTGGCATCTTTTTGATCTATATTGTCAATTAAAAATTTTTCTTTTTCTTTTTCTAATTGGTTTCTAACTTTTGTACTCCAACTAAATCCTGCATCTCCACCCCATAGTGCCCAAGCTATTCTACCATTTGATGGATAACC